GATAGTCAAGGATTCCGTGATAATTTTGATAATACAAAAATCAATTTGAATAGAGCTAATCTTGAAATTACAGAATTACAAAACAAATGTGTATTTAAATCAAAGTTAGTTAATTCTGATCTTAATAATGATTTAGATAGTACTATTATATATAGGGCTCAGCTAAAAGCCTCTAGTGAAACTTTTAATGATATAGGTACTCTTAGTGGTCCGGTGTTAATAGATTATCATGTTGCAACTTTTCAAAAAATAACATTAAACGGAAATGTATCTATCGTATTAACTAATTTTCCAATGGATAGTCAATCTGGTAAAATTCGTGTTTGGATTACTGTACCTAATATTTCTTATACTGTCCTCTTGCCAAATGAAGTAATATATGGTACTTCGGATAGCAGAATTGCTAGTAAAATAATAACTTTCACAAGTACAGGAGATTACCTTGTTGAATTTATTTCCGTTGATGGTGGAATGGCTTATTGGATAGTATTTGTTGCTTGACCTTCTTTGTATAATTTGCTATAATGGTAAATTATACTATAATATGGGCGAAAGACATCAAATGACTAAAGAAATTAATTTCAATGAATATCAAAAATTTGTTGACAATTTAACCTCAATCACTAGCAAATACCACACTGAATATATTACCCGATTAAATGAACTAAAAATGCAGGGATGCGATATAACAAGGTTAGATACTGCTATTAGCGGATTAATGGCAGAATCAGGGGAAGCAATGGAAATTTTAAAGAAGCTAAAATTTCAAGGTAAACAGTGGAATGAAGATGTTAGGTTTCATTTGAAAAGAGAAGCCGGTGATGCAATTTTTTATTGGGTAAATTTTTGTATAGCATTGGGATATAATCCCAATGATGTAATCGCTGAAAATGTTAAAAAACTAGAATCTCGTTATCCAGGTGGCTCATTTGATCCATTCTATAGCGAAAATAGGGCTGAAGGTGATTTATGATTGACCATGATTATGATCTGTTAGTTGAAATATATAAAACACTTATTTCAGGTCGCACAGGGCTAGCCAGAGAAATGCTTGGAAGATATTTGGGAATAATCCCACCAGACTTACCTTAAAGGAATAACATGCACCCACTTACTCCAAATTTATCAGACTTGACTATTGATGAATTACAATCCAAGTATAATGAGTTAGTTAAACGAATGCTGCAGGTTCAACGATCAGGTCCGCAAGGAGCAATGGGGCAATTAGCTATGTTCTTAGAGGATTACAAATATGAAATTGCTAATCGGCAACAAAAGATGCTTGAAGAAATGAATAAAAATAATAACTTTAAAAATATCATTGATATTAACTAAATGAAATATGATCAATACGGGCAGGCTCACACTGATGTGTCCGAATTATATAATTTGCTATATACAAATCCTGACGTAGATATTTCACATTTTATGGTTGACAATCCTGATTTATTTAATAGTAGTGTTAAAGCTTTACATTGTGATATGCCTATATTAGAAAAATATAATATGGCTGAGGGTAGTGTTCAGGACTTTGATCATAATAATCAACAAAAATGGTTTATGCCTGCTGAATATAAAACATTAGATATTGCAAAATGGGTTCTTGAACAATGTAAAACTGATGCTGAACTACAACGAACAGGAATAGAACTATTAATGTTTCAAGAAAGAAATCTTTTCTCAATGCTGTGTTATCTTAAATATATAGTAGATACCATGAGAAAGAATAATATTCTATGGGGTGTTGGTAGAGGAAGTAGTGTAGCAAGTTTTGTACTATACTTGATAGGTATACATAGGATTAATAGTCTGTTCTACAATCTGCCAATTGAAGAATTTTTAAAATAATTTACAAGGATTAAAAATGAAAAAGGTATATAGAAGCGCATTAGGTAAACCAATTGATATGGATACTCTACGCTTACAGAATGAAGATATTATAGCGGTTGGTAATATGAAAGTGAATGCGAGAGGTGATGAATTGGGTCCAGGTGGAAAGGTAGTAAAAACACGAAATCAAATCATGAATGATTATTATCGTCTCAATACTCCTACAGTAACCACTACAACTCCATTGGTGGCCGATGATTCAATCATATCAACAGAAGCTGCCGCAGTTGCAGAAACTTCAACTCTACGCGGTAGTCTTGCAGGCGACGTAGAAAAAACTGCAAAGAACCTTAAGAAATAATATGACATTACCAGTTACAAATGAGATTCAAAGAATCAAACCACTCGGTGACACTATCCTTGTCACTGATATGAATTTCAAAGAACGCTTTACCAGTGGTGGAATAGTTTTGCTAAATGACGATGGTAAAACTGCCGGCATCAGGCCTAGGTGGGGACAAGTATATTGTATTGGACCTGACCAAAAGGATGTAATCTCAGGAAACTGGGTATGCGTCTCTCACGGTCGTTGGACTCGCGGAATTGAAATCTCAGATGAAGAAGGTAAAAAGACAATTCGGCGTATTGATCCTAAAGATATTTTGCTTGTATCTGATGTTCGTCCACCGGACGACACAATGAGCGATGCAGTCCAATCAGAAGCAAAAACTATTTGACATTTCTTTCAATCTGTAGTATAATCAATCAACTAAATTTCAAAGGAAACTGTACATGATTGACTTATGGGCTGAAAAATATCGTCCAACTAGTGTCGATGACTACGTATTTTCTGACAATAGACAGAAACAACAAGTTGAAGATTGGATTAAGCAAGGAACAATTGGGCACTTGCTTTTTTCAGGATCTTCTGGTATTGGTAAAACAACCCTAGCCAAAATTCTTATTAAACAACTAGGTGTAGAAAACTATGATGTAATGCACATTAATGCCAGTAGGGATAATGGAGTTGATTTTATTAAAGAACGTATTGAAGGATTCGTACAAACTATTCCTTTCGGTAAATTCAAAGTGGTATTACTAGACGAAGCGGACTATCTTTCAATTAATGCTCAAGCAGTATTACGTGGGCTAATGGAAAATTATGCAGAAAGTGCTCGTTTCATTATGACTTGTAATTATCCTCATAAAATAATCCCTGCTCTACATTCTCGTTGTCAAGGATTTCACTTTGAAAAACTAGATCATATTGAATATACTGCCCGAATAGCAACTATCTTGGTTACTGAAAATATTCTATTTGATTTAGATATATTAGATAGTTATGTTAAGGTTGCTTATCCAGATGTCCGTAAATGTTTGAATAATGTTCAAATGAATAGTATTCAAGGTGAACTAAAACTTCCTAATTCACATACTGCCAGTGGTGATTATCGAATAGAAATGGTAGAACTATTAAAGAAGAAACAATTGCGTGAAGCTAGGGAATTACTATGCAGTAAAGCTCGCCCTGAATATATGGAAGACTTGTTTAGATTTTTCTACGACAACTTAGACTTGTTCAGTAGTACAACTCAAGGACAAGATGAGGCTATTATTATTATTCGTAGGGCATGTGTCAGCCATACCAGTTGTGGTGATGCAGAAATTAACTTGTCAGCTTGTATGACAGAACTAATGGGAATTAATACTTAAAATGTCAAAAAATATTTACTTGGTAGCTAACTACCTAATGCGTCCTCAAAAGCGTGTTCCAACTCAAATCAAAGGTTGGCAAGCTGACGCCAGGAACATCTCATATGATGAACAGGTTGCTGTTTGTACTTCTCTTAAAAAGAATGACATTACAATGGCTAAGATCATCTTGGATTTTACTAATAAAAAGATAATCCGTAATGGTTGGAACAATGATAAATCATTTGACGAACTATTCTCTTACTTCCATGCAGGATATCCACAATATACCACTGAGGTAATGTTGCAGCTTGATCCAGAATACTTGGTTCGGTTTCAACCTGTACAAGAAGAACCTATCATTGAAACTGTAGTGGAAACTCCACCAGTAATGGATGCTATCATGGTTACTAATACCATCAGTTCTAGTGTAAGTTCTAGTGTAACTCAAAATGAACCCGCTGTTTAAAAAACTATTTAAACAAAAGAAAACAAGGGTGCGTGATCCTAATGCTCCTCCACCACCTACTCTATTAGGACAGGTGAAGGAACTTAGGACTACTAAAGAAGCTATTGAACAACATAATAGTGATATCGCTTATCTTCGTAATCGTGTAGAATATCTAGAGTCAAAATCTAGGAATATGGAAAGTACAATTGAAGCAGTACGTAGTTGGATTTCTAAATCTAGGTCAAGATAATTAATGGTACAACTAAAAGATCAATTGATTCTTACAGATGTTGACGGGGTATTGCTGAACTGGGAATACTCATTCACTATTTGGATGAAAGAACATGGATTCGTACTTGTTCCTGGCGGTGAATACTATTATGAACTTGATCGTAGGTTCAATATAGATAAAGATCAGGTAATGAAATTGGTAAAAATATTCAATGAAAGTGCTGCCATTGGATTTTTACCAGCATTGCGTGATGCAGTATACTATGTGAAAAAGTTGCATGAAAGATATGGGTTTGTATTCCATGCTATTACTAGTTTAGGGCGTGAACCAAATGCAGGTAAATTGCGTGAAATGAATTTGCGTAAATTGTTTGGTGAATTAGTATTTGAAAAAGTAGTATGCTTAGATACAAATGCTGACAAACATGATGCACTATTACCATATCAACATTCAGGATGTTATTGGATTGAGGATAAAGTTTCTAATGCTGAAACTGGTATTGCTCTTGGATTGAATAGTATATTAGTGGAGCATGGATTTAATATGCATTATTATCATCCTGAAATTACTTTAGTGAAAAATTGGAAAGAAATATACGATATTGTTTCTTCTAATATAGTACAATAATGGAAATTAAACAATTACTTAATACATATCAGGTTATTAATACTACTGATAATACTGTAATTATTGAGGGTACACTAGATTATATTGCCCAATGGGTACATTCTAATCCCTGGCTAGTAGTAAATTACATGTTGTACGGTAAACCGCCACACTAAAAAGCCCTTACGGTTGACAAGGGCATACTTAGGTGGTATACTGTGTTCTTATAGTAACAAGGGCAAGATCATGACTCGCAAAATGGCTACCATCCGTAAAATTGATGACATTCGTCCAATCCCAGATGCAGACGCAATTGAAACTGCTGTCATTGGTGGATGGACAGTAGTAATTAAGTGTGGTGAATTCAAGGTAGGTGATCTCGCGGTTTTCGCTGAAATTGACTCATGGATTCCTAATCATTTGGCTCCGTTTCTGAGCAAAGGACAAGAACCACGTGAATTTGAAGGTATCAAGGGTGAACGCCTGCGTACAGTACGGCTTAAAAAGCAACTTAGTCAGGGCCTATTACTGCCTATGTCATGTCTAACTAACTTTGGTGCTGATCTGAGTGAAGGGGATGATGTTGCTGAAACACTAGGCATTGTCAAGTGGGAGGCTACATTGCCTGCACAATTGGCAGGTGACGCTGTTGGTCTATTTCCGTCATGGATTCAAAAGACTGATCAGG